ACAAATACTATGAAAAAACGTATACACATCAATATGCACGTTATAAGAAAGAATAAGAAGACAGGCGAGAGAAACCCTGTTATAACGTGCAAGACCTCTCGCAGTAACACCTATGGTCATACAGTGAGTATAGAAGGGCCCTCTAAGGTCATATACTCCCCAGACAAACCATTATCATGTGGAGCTCGTGTATGGATAGAGACAGATGCACCAGTAACAGTAGATGATAAATGCATCTGGTAAAAGTGCATTGACAATTAACCCTAATACTGATATAGTCTTAATATGAACTTTTATACAAATGTGCTCCAATGGGGCAATCAACTTTTTGTTCGAGCTGTTGTCAACGGTGAGCGACAGAACTTCAAAATAAAATATCGCCCAACTCTATACGCTCCTGTGCCTGGAAAGGAAACTGGATACAAGACTCTGGAAGGTGTTCCTGTATTACCTACTGAATTTGATTCTATAAAAGAAGCAAAAGAGTGGGTTGAGAGTCATAAGAGTCAACCAGAGCTTGTCTATGGTAATACTCAGTTTTCATATAACTATATTGCTGATACCTACAAAGGTGATATTGCGTGGGATTTAGATAAAATCCTAATGGTGACTATTGATATAGAGGTAAAATGCGAGAATGGATTCCCTTCACCTACAGAGGCTGCAGAGGAGATGCTGTCAATCACAGTCAAGAACCATCAGAATAAAAAGATTGTTGTGTTTGGTATCGGTCAATTTATAACGGATCGTGAAGATGTTACCTATATTGAGTGTGAGAGTGAAGTCCATCTATTCAAAGAGTTTCTTATATTCTGGGAAAAACATCAACCAGACATTATTACTGGCTGGAATACAGAGTTCTTTGATATTCCCTATCTCTGCAATCGTATCATTCAACTGTTTGGTGAGGATGAATTGAAACGTCTATCTCCTTGGGGAAGTGTCCAAGAGAGAGAAGTGTTTAAGATGGGGCGTAATCATCAGACATATAACATTCAAGGTATTGCTGCACTTGATTATCTTGACTTGTATCATAAGTTCACTTATAACAGACAAGAATCTTATCGACTAGACCATATTGCATTTGTTGAACTTGGTGAGCGTAAGGATGGTAATCCATATGAAACATTTAGTGAATGGTATCAGAAAGATTTCCAATCGTTTATTGAATACAACATTCAAGACGTTGAGATTGTTGATCAACTTGAAGACAAGATGGGACTTATTGCTTTAGCTCTTACAATGGCCTATGATGGTAAAGTTAATTATATAGATGTTCTTGGTTCAGTTCGTTATTGGGATGTTCTTATATATAATTATCTAAGAGATAAAAACATAGTTATACCACAAAAGAAAAAAACTGCTAAAGCAGATCAGTTTGAGGGTGCTTATGTGAAAGACCCACAAGTAGGTATGCATAAGTGGGTTATGTCATTTGACTTGAACTCACTATATCCACACTTGATCATGCAATATAATATATCACCAGAGACATTACTTCCTAGTAAGAAACAGGATGGTCTGGTAGATAAGATTCTAGATGGTAAGGTAAGTAATAAGACAAAACATTGCATGACACCAAATGGTGCGTTCTTTCGTAAGGACAAACGTGGATTCCTTCCTGAGATTATGGAGAGTATGTACAATGATCGTGTCAAATATAAAAAACTTATGTTGCAAGCTCAACAAGAGTATGAGGATACAAAGGATAAAAAACTACTTAAAGACATTTCCATATATTGGAATATTCAACAGGCCAAGAAGATATCCCTTAATAGTGCGTATGGTGCTATTGGGAATAATTGGTTTAGGTATTTCGATCTGTTGGTTGCTACTGCAATTACAACTAGCGGTCAGTTATCTATTCGGTGGATTGAAAGAAGTCTTAATGTATATCTCAATAAACTTTTGGAGACAAAGAATGAAGATTATATCATTGCATCGGATACGGACTCAGTGTACATCACTTTTGACTCTTTGGTTAGCAAAGTCTTTGGTGAATCAACAGAGACTAGTAAAGTGGTCGAGTTCTTGGACAAGGTGGCAACTACTAAGTTGGAACCATTTATTAATAAATCTTATGACGTTCTTGCTAAAACTGTTGGAGCCTACGAACAAAAAATGATCATGTCGCGTGAAGTGATCGCAGACAAGGGTATATGGACTGCTAAGAAGAGGTACATTCTCAACGTATACGATAGTGAGGGTGTAAGGTACAAAGAACCAAAACTCAAGATCATGGGTATCGAAGCGGTCAAATCAAGTACGCCTGCACCATGTAGAGAGAAGATTAAAGAGGCTCTCAAGATCATAATAAACGGCGATGAGAAAATGCTAAATACCTTTATACAGGAGTTTAGGAAAGAGTTCATGACGTTATCACCAGAAGAGATTGCATTTCCACGTAGTTGTAATGGTATAAAGAAATTTACAGGAGATTCAAGTTTATTTCGTAAGGGTGCTCCTATGCACGTTAAAGGTGCAATATTGTATAATCATTTAATTCGTAAAAACAAGCTGTCTGGTAAATTCCCCTTCATACAAGAGGGAGACAAAGTTCGATTCGTGAACATGAAGCAACCCAACATATATCAGTCATCTGCATTTTCTTTTATAACGTCATTCCCAAAGGAACTTGATATTATGGACAGAATAGATTATGAGCTGCAATTTACTAAGAGTTTCGTAGAACCTCTTAAATTTATTACTGAGAAGATGAGCTGGTTAATAGATAACAGTTATGGTACACAGGGTACACTAGAGGACTTTTTTTAATGCGGGCGTGGTATAATGATATTACATTAGATTACCAATCTAAAGACAAAGGTTTGATTCCTTTCGCCCGCTCCAATTCACGGATATAATATGAATATCACAATTGCGAGACTGCGTTCTAACGTAAAATATAATGGGCCACTTGAAACTGTATTAGATAGTTTCTTTGAAAACTATGTTAAGTGGATGAAGGCAAACCCTCAATATGAATACAGAACTTATAATGTATCGTTAGACAAGAGTAGACCTAAACGAACTCCAGAGAATATTGAATGGGCTGATGTAATTGTAATACCATCTGACTCTGAATTTAGATATCATGGTGAGTTACAGATGAACCCAAAAGACTTAGCAAAGTCTGAAAGTCATATTGAAAAGATTGCACCATACTTTGAGGGTAAAACTGTTATCATGTGGAGAAGTGACAGAGGTGATACAGAAGAGCTATATCGTAGTTTCTTACCAAATATCAAAAGCTTTCATACAATAGATGAGATAGATTTTTCTGGTAATATTCATGGTATGAAGTATCACTTTATACAGACACTTAAAAACCCTCTTGCAGAAATGTTGGGTAACGAGAAGACGATAGACTTTGCATATTGGGGAAGAATGAAACATGGGCACGATAGAGAGAAAACCATACGACAAATATATCGTGACCCTGATATATCCACAGTACTTGTTGGTGGATTTCCTTCTGGTGTTAAACGACAAGCTGCATGGATTAAGGATTGGAAACAGTTATATCCAATGTTAGAACCAGCAAAATGTACATTATGTTTTAATTGGTTAGACCCAACAGCAAGTACTGCACGTTATCCAGAAGCCCTTTCTATTGGTATGATTCCGTTTGTGTGGAGAGACTATGATAAGAATAACACGTATAACATTGATCCATTTCAAAGAGTAGATTCTTTTGAAGAATTTAAGAAAAGGGTATTGACTTTGCGAGATAATCATGATATTCTATTAGAACAATACAGAGATAATTACAAAAAAGTTCTTTTGACAGAAGATGAATATTTTAAATTATTTTCAGAAAAAATGAATTTGTCACTTGACAAAGCCTGATTTATGTAATATACTGTAAAAGTAAGATGAAACAAAAGAAAGTATTAGTTATATGAGCACTCCAATGAAAAAAACATTAAATGAAAAAACAATTGTTAACGAACCAAAAAAGTTTCTTAAAATTGTAGAAAGTAATAGTCCATCTGAATATCCATTCGGTAAGAATATTCTTCCAGAATGTGATTATAATCCAGAAGCAATGACATATGTATTTACACATAACTTAGGGCTCAACCCTAGTAACAAATGGTATGGTGGTATGCATGGTTTTAAAGAACATGAGTCACCATATGATGGCACATATTGGAACTCATCAACTGATGAAGAGTTCAAAGAGTTACTTGAAACTAAACCAGAAGAATTTACATATGAAATTTTAAAATTTGGTTCAATGCAAAATATGTTTAGTTCAGAAAATGCATATTTAACAAAGAGAAATCCTGATGGCGCTCTTAAAAATCCTATGACTTGGAATAAAACAAATGGTATTGCTTATCACACAAAAGAACTACCAAGATTAGAAGTAATTAATGATTTGATTAAAGATGCTTATGATAGAAAGAATCCAAATCTAAAAGAAATGAAAATTAAAGATGTCTTGTCTGAAGAGTTAATTCTATTTCAAGTTAGATTTGAATCAACTTTATCTCGCAAAAAAATCAAAGAATATAAAGATAGAATGGTTGCTGAAAGTGGCACAAAATCTTTCACTTTGACTATCGTTGTAACTGCTGATGGTAAATGGATATTAACTGGTGGAAACCACACATTACAGTCTGCAATACAGGGAAAGTTTCAAAAAATTAATGTTGTTTTCATTTATGAAGAACTTTCAATTGATGAGTTATATGCTTTAGGAAATGCCCTAAATAGACAAGATAAAGTTAATAGGATGAAAACTGAGATTTCTACTATTGCTCGTGACCTTGTTAATCTTTATAATTCAAAAAAAATTACTGATGGTACTTTTAAATCAAAATATTGTACTGATTATATGAAAACTACTGGCAATTTAGTTGGAAGCGAACTTACTGCTTGTAGAAAAGAAGCAATCGGAATGATTGAAGAAAAGTCTTCTTGGAAAGACGGTAAAAAGTGGAAAGATTGGAAAGCTAAAGCATCAGTTAAAACAGCAGATAATCTTTGCATATCATTAACAAATGATGACACATTAGTAACTTTTTCTTCTGGAACTATGTTCAATCCAAATTCAGTTGTTGCAAAATGGTTTATGGATTCTGAGATGAGAATTGAAAATGGTTTTAAACCAAGAAGCAATCTTACAATTTACTTACATTGGAACACATTTAAGTCTTTTACTGAATGGTCAAAAACTGATGAATGGGATAAGAATGAAGAAGCAATCACAACATTTATGTTTGGTTTCTATTATAAGAAAACAATGTTAGAACTTGACGAAAATGGTAAAAAAATCGTAAAGCCAAACTTTTTAGACATTAAAAAATTCTTTCCAAATGTAAAATATAAAAAGTTAGACCAGTGGGAAGATGACACTACTACTATAATTTAGGGTTACCTTTGATGAAAATACTGTTACCTTTTCAAGACCCATACAACAGGCCCCTCACTCACTCGATTGTGAGTGGGGGCTCTGAAATGTTCTGTAAATCTATCAAAGAAAACTTTGATACTGTCGTTTATCAATTTCCCTATGAACAAATAACTTGGAAAAAACAATCTGATAAAAAAGAAATTGCAGAGAACATCGTGCATCTTGCAGAGGCTTATAAAGTAGATGTTATTGTCAGTAATTTTGCACAAGCAGTTTTTAATAGTCAACATCTTATAAAATCAAATATTCCTATAATGTTTGTAGAACACTGCATTTACCCGATGGCAGCTCCAATATATAGATGGAATCAAGGAATTGATAGAGGACACTCTATGTTTTTTGTGTCTAAGTGGCAAGAGAGAAAATATAAAGAGATGGCAGAAAGAACTAACCAAAGAGTTCTTCCAATATCTGGTTATATAAATCCATCATATTGTAAAGTTAAACCAAAGATGGTAGAACAAGAATATGATTGTGGTACTATCGGTAGATGTGATAATGGAAAGGCTCCATTCAAACTTAAAAGTATGACAAAGGGTAGAGATATAAAAAGTCTTGTCATCACATCAAAAACACAAGTTGAGTCAGATATTAAATATTATGAAAGAAACAAAAATTGGGATGATGTAGTTTGGGATAAACCATATAAAGAAGTGATGGAAAACATATCTAAATGTAAAACTTATTTTTCAACATGGACTGGCGAGACTTGGGGAATAACTGCAATGGAAGCTCTATCTTGTGGAATACCAATAATACTTAATTCAGATAAAAATGGTGATCATGCATCTGAGATAATACCAGCAGATAAATCTCACTACGTAAAAATACCTAAAGATGATAAGGACGCACTTGTAAAAGCTATCAAGTCTTTTGAAAATGTTGATAGAAAAAAAATTCAAGAGATGACTTGGGAAAAACACAATAGAAAAAAGTGGAAAAGTGATTTTGCAAATGCTATTGATAAAACAATAGAGAAGTTTAAGAAAACCCCTTGACAATTAACCCTCATACTGATATAGTCTTAATATGATACTGAATAAACCAGACGCAATATACGCTGCAACCAAATTAATTAAATACTTTGAGAATTTTGGTCGTATCGATGACTATTTTCGTGCAAGAAAGATAGAACGAGTTTCCAATATACCACAATCTCTACCTGGCTTTGGTCTGGAAGAGGATATGTTTCAAGACTATGATATGCATCCAGAAGACATGAATTTCTCTATCGTACAGATGCAGACTAAAACATTTGATTCTATGTTAGAGATGGTTGCATCATTTTCACCAGACAATGCGCCAGGTAAACAGATGAAACTGATTATAAAAGAAACTAACACGAATACAGTGGTTGGTTTTATCAAGCTTGGTTCTCCTCTTATCAACTCTAAACCACGTAATGATTATCTTGGTGATGTACCTGATTTACCTATATTCAACAAACGTGCAATCATGGGGTTTAATATCGTACCAGTACAACCCTTTGGATACAACTATCTTGGTGGTAAACTTATGGCTGCAATATGCAATTCACATGATGTACGTAGAATGTTGAATAAGAAGTATGATACTGAGTTCTGTCTGTTTGAGACTACATCTTTGTATGGTAATATCAAGGGTGGAAGTATGTATGACGGTATGCGCCCCTTTCTACGGTATAAGGGAGACACACAGTCCAAGTTTCTACTTACACTTGGAGAAGAACTATACTTTGAACTTAGAGATTGGTTCACAGAGAAAAACGATGGTGAAGACCTTATACACAAGGGTGCTAGTAGTAGAAAACTCAAAATGCAGACTAAGATGGTCGGTGTAATTAAAGGAAGTCTTGCAAAACACGATACTCACGCATATAACCTATTCTGTAGTGCAATGGACAAAGCCTCTGGAGTCACAACACAGAAGAGATTCTATATGGGTGAGTATGGTTATACCAATGTAAGAGACATTCTACTAGGTAAAACAACTAAACTAAACAAAGCCGAGAACTATGATCGATTTGAATTGAAGAACATACTTACATGGTGGAAAAACAAGGCCTCCAAGAGATACGATAACATAGTGGCTGACGGTAGAGTACGAAAGAAACTAGAAGTATGGAATGCTGACACTATGAATGATATAGACATCATACGATAATAAGTGTGATAAAATTGCAACAAAATAAAACTTGACAAACTTAATTCCTTCATGTATACTAATAATATAATCAAGAAAGAAAGGAATTACTGATTATGAAAAATTTAGTTAAAGAAGTAACCAGACGTATTGAACTTCATCACGAATTATATTCTATTCCTGTAGCTGATTTGATGTGGGAAGAAATATTATATAATTCATTGAGAGTAGTAGGTGACGATAATGTTACTTGGGATGCTGGTTCTCATGCAATTGGTGCTGATGTTAAAAATAGTAAATATGGAGATATTTCTTGCAAAACTGGTGCAAAGAAATATGTTAAGAAGTGTGACACTACATTTATAAAAATCAATGGTTCTCGTACTACAAAATATAAAACAATTGAAGAAAAGAAGGAGTTTTTTGCGATTAAAAAGGAAGACATTTATTTTTGTCTTGCTCGTGATAAAAAAGAATGGGAACTTGGTCAAAAGAAATATTATTTGTCTGTTTTTAATACTCTCAATCATGCTGAATTAGAATGGAAAGAAACTTTTGGTAAAAATGGTAAATCTACTGGTTGGTCTGCATCTAATGATAATATGAACTGTAAGATAAGTAAATCTATGAGTGATCAACTTTGGACAGAAATAAAAGAGGATTATGTTGATGAAGAATATTCAATTACTATTCGGTGAATGTTTAGATAAACTCACGGAAATACCTGATGGTAGTGTGAATATGATTATGGCTGATCTACCCTACGGTACGACTGCTTGTAAATGGGACAGTATTATACCACTAGAACCTCTTTGGAAAGAGTTAAAACGTGTAACAAAAGAAAATTCTGCAATGGTATTTACTGCACAACAACCATTTACAACAGCTCTTGCTGCATCTAATCTTACAGATTTTAGGTATGAGTGGATATGGGAGAAACCGCAAGGAACGAATCCTATGAACGCTAAAATTATGCCTCTTAAATCACACGAGAATATTCTTGTTTTTTATAGAAAGAAACCATTATATAATCCTCAAATGTGGTACTCAACACCATACACAGGATTTTCATCAAACAAATCTAAAATAGGTGAGGTATATGGTAGTGCAAAATCAAAGCATCGTAATAATCCAGAAGGATCACGATACCCTAAAACAATACTAAAATTTAAACAAGAAAAAGGATTCCACCCAACACAAAAACCTGTATCTCTTATGGAATATCTCATAAAGACATATACTAATGAAGAAGATACAGTACTTGATCCTACAATGGGCTCTGGTACAACAGGAGTTGCTTGTGTTAATACGAATAGAAATTTTATAGGTATTGAAAGAGATGAAAAATATTATAATATATCAAAGAAACGTATTCTTATAAAAGAAGAGGGCTCCTTAGAGAATTTTATATGAGATACTACAAACCTAAAGAGATCGTCACCAAGAGTCACTTTCTCGTAAACACATCATGGCCCATAGAGGGTAGTAAAGGAAACACTTACTCAGTGAAGATGCATGAGAAGGGTTTTACGTGTGAGTGCCTTGGTTTCACGTATAATGGTAAGTGTAAGCATACATCATACGTTACATCCCTGTTAATTCATGAAGACTA